CAGGTGAGCGCGACGGGCGATATAGACTTCATCACCGCCGAACTTGACGCGCCATGCCTGTATTTTGGCGCGGACTTCGGACACGATGCCGTCAGCCTGGGCGGCTTGCAGGGTGTCGCAGATCATCACTTCCAAGGCGTCAATCGGATCAGCCATATTGCGCTTGGTGTCTTTCCCAGTCTTGTTGGCACTCAATGCAGCGGAGCGTGTGAGGGGCGGCTTTCAAGCGTTGCGGCTCGATCAGCTCCTGGCAGTCCACGCAGTAATCCGAGGCCCGCATAACATGCTTGCGGCGATGCTTGATGCGGTATTCCTCCAGCCACTCGGCTTGCGCCTGAGCCTTGTCGGCATCATCGGCCATCGCGGGTAGCAATCAACCGGGTCAGGGAAAGGTCAATTTCGCGGAGCGCTTTATGGATATCCCTGTATTGCTCGTCATGTTTATCGAGGTGGTCTTTGAAGGATGCCTCTAATTGTCCCAATCGGTATTCATGCTGCTGGACCGAGGCCCAGGTAATGACGGCAAAGCCCGCCAGTGTCAGCCCGATCTTCAACCAGTCGCCCATTTTTCTGCTCCTAATCCATTTCACAAGAGAGGTGAGCCATGAGTCCGTACTGTCTGAGATTCGGTGCGTGATACTCGCCATCAGGTTTATCCTCGGGGTCTTCGATTACTGCGGGATTGATGTGGCAACTGCACCCGGTTTGAGTAATGATCGCGCCCGCACATAGCCACGCAGCAGCGTATCGCCGCAATCGTTGGCGGTTACTTTGTCGCCCTGGACGTCGAGCAGGCAGTCGGTGCCGATGGGTGGCATCACCAATGTTGGGCAGGCTTTCGCGGGCTTTTGGCCGAGTGAAATGTCCAGCACTTTGTCCACCTTGGTCTGGGCGCATCCGGATAAAAAACCGAACAGCGCCAGCAGGGTGATGAAGACGCAAGCGCCGATAAAGCAGAAGGCGGCGGCAATGGCGGAATCAAGCACTTCGCGATTCATGACAGCGCCCAATACAAGACGGCAGCGAGGCCGAAGGCGATACAGGTGACGATGCCGACACCAATGAGGATCTGATTCAAGAAGTCGTCGGTCATGACAGGTACAAGGCGCGTTCGGCCTTGCGGCGGCGGGTCAGTCCAGCGAGGACGCGGCCAGCGGCTTTGTTCCAGAGCAGAAAGGAATCAGCGGCTTTCTGATAATTGCGGGCTTTGTGAAAGCGCAGCATGGACGACTTGGCCAGATTGCCGGGGCCAGCGTTGAAAGTGAACGACACCAGTGCATCGAACTGGTTTTGCGTGACTGGCGATCCAGCCAGCTGCTGAACCACAGCCCGCTCGAATTTCTGAATGTCCTTGTGGAAGTAGGCCCACGCCTGCGCTTCCGTGATCTTCATCTTTGGCTTGACTTCCGGCCCAGTGTGGCCAATGCCGATGGTCCATGGATGACCGCCCGTGCCGGGATCAGGGTAGGCGGTGAGCCGCATTCCCTCAAACTCTCGAATCAGGTTAGCGCCCTTCGGTGAGATGTTCACTCCCGGCCCTCTTTCAGCACGTCCTGAATGTCTTCCTTGCCGAGCGTGTTGAGTTCATGCGCGATATCCGGCTGGGTGTTGCCGCGGATCAGGAAGAAGACGACGATCAGCAGCGTCCACAGGGTTGGCAGCAGCCATTTGCGGGTGTCTTCGTCAAAGTCCTTGCTGAACTCCATCGCGGCTAGTAGCAGCGCGACGATGTTGGTGCCGGAGTAGGTGCTGAGTCCGTACTGCTTGATGAGATTGCCCATCACTTCACCTCAATCTGGCCGGTTGACTTGGCGACCCAGAGAACTGTGTGAATCACCCAGTCCACCACGACATCGGCCAGGTCGCCCGCCAATTCCTTGATGAGGTCCGCTGCCCGTTGGTGCTTGATGGCGTTGCTGATGGCTTCGTTGGATTGCCCAACGATGAAGTTCTTGATGCGCTCGACGTTGGCCTTGTCCAGCGCCTGGTCGGTGATGGCCCCGATGACCAGCATTGCGGCCCATTTTAGAAATGCGTTCATGCGGAAACCCTCGTGAGATTTCCGCCGATTATACTACATGTTGTGGTTTGTCAATATGTAAAGCACTAGATGTTGTGGTTTAGCGGGATAGAATCTTGTTGGTTGGCTTGTCGTTCAGAATGGCCTTGGCCAGTTCCTCACCGATGATGGCCATGCCCTTCTGCTGCATGACCTGATCGCCAATCTCGTCAAGGAACACGCGGCGGCGATAGCCTCTGGTTCGCCGGACAAACATCAGCATGGGCTTGAGTGATGAACCGCTGGCGAAGTTGTATCGAAAATAAATGCCAGCAGGCAGATGCTTGAATCGCCCTTTACCCTGACTGACAACCATCTCGAAATCAGCGCCCATGGCCGCGCGAGAGTATTTGCCGCGCAGCCGCTTTTTTCCGGCCTCCTTCATGTTCTGGGTGTCGCCCACAAAGGTGAAGGCTTGCAGGTAGCGCAGGATTTGTGTGATGACAGTCCTGTCCGGGTTACCGTAACTATCAATCGGCATCGCCTGCCCTGGTACAGCCATCATGCCTTTCGGGAGGATGTTTGCGTAATGCAAACGCGCTTCAAACTTCTTGAACGCACGATCTATGCTGCCGGTGAAATGGTGGCCGATGTACTTGTCCTGGCCCTTGTAATCCGTCACATCGACGCGGGCTGACACTTCCTTCTTGCTTCTGAAGTCAGCATATTTGGCCTTGGTCACGTCCAGCGACTGCAAGGTGTAATCCTGCCTTGGCCGGTCAAATAATCCCTTCATCTGCCGGTAGGTTTCTTCCTTCACTTCCATGGCGATTCGGTTCACGGCCATGAATCGTGCAAATGGCAGATGCTTTTTCGTTAGGTTGTCGAAGTATTGCTGTACCGCTTGGCTGTCGGCCTTGATTTCGATTTTCATAGAATGGCGCTTGATGTGCGACGGACGGGGGAACGCTGAGGCACTGTCTCGGTCGCCAAAGCAGGCTGGATGGGTGTCTTGATGAACTCGTTACGCAGCCTGATCCATCGCTGCTCGGTATAGGTCGGGACGCCGAGATGATGCGCGGCGGCCAGGTTGTAAACCAGCATATCGAGCTGCTCGTTACGACTGCCGCGCTTGATGAGTTCATAGCGGCGTTTCATGCGTCCGCTTTCATAGCGCGTTATCTTGGCTTCACTCAGAATCTGCTCGTAAATACCCAGCTCAAAATCACTGCTGGTGTGTATGAAGGTCTTATCCTTGAGGGATAGCCGGTTGAAGATCCAGTCCTTGGCCGTGTCCGTGCCGATCATCCAGACTTCAGCCCCACCCTTGACGGGTTTTCCGCGATGGTTGTATTCGACCTTTCCCGGTTTACCGGCAATGATGGGTTTGCGATACACCGACGCGCCTTTGACGGCAATCACGGTCTGACGCTGGCCATAGACTGCCCGTGATTTCCGCTTGCGGATGAACTCGTAAACCTCTTGAGTGCTGTCACCATTGCCTGAGTCGATGCACACGGCACGGATTGCCAACAATGCGCCGCTGTCATGCTGCACGGGCGTCGTCAATACGGCATCAAGATCGCTCCAGACTTCACCCAGAGTGGGATCACCGTAAAAGATGAAGGCATCAATCAACCAGGCTTCCATGCCATTGTCGCCTTGCCCCCACCCGACAATCTGCAACTCGATGCGGTTGGCCTGGATATCAGCCGCCGCCGTGATGACTGTCACTGGATCGGGTGCCGTTCCGCGTCGATAGTCTTCGGCCAGTTCCTTAAGTCTCGATGGTTCAATCTTTGAGACGCGGTTCGTCCAGGTCTGCGCCAATCGAGTGTTCTTGAACACCTGCATCTTTTCCACATCGCCACGCCGCATGGCTTCTTCGGCGTCGCTATGTTCCTGGTACATCTTCCACCAGCTATCCCACCCTAATGGGGCGTAGAGATAGCTGATTTCGTAAGACCAGGTTTCGCCATCGCCTTCCGACTGCGGTCTCCATTCATGCCGTTCCAGCATCCATGGTTTGGCGTGTTCCTCAATGATGCAGCCATTCTCGGTGCAGACCATCCATGCCTTGCGCTGCCCCACATCGGCATAGAGGTTGTCCCATTCCAGCCGTTGCATTTCTTCACAATGCGGACACGGCACGAACAATCGATGTTGATTGCCCTGCTGGTACATCTCCTCAATGCGGGATGCGCCTTCTTCGGTGGGCGAACTGGTGAAGTACCCTTTCGCCTTGCGCCCGAAGGTAGCTTGGCGCTTTTCCAGAAGCGAAATAGGATCGCCCTCGCCTTTCAGCTCTCGGAGGATACGATCCACCTCGTCTGCATAGACATAACGGGCTGAGGCTTCGGACAGGTTGGAGGCCGACCGCCCGGTAAGTATCCAGAGGGTGCCGCCCTTGAACTCTTTGGTGTCGAGCGTGTTGCGGTTATCCCGCCCGCGCTTGGGCGCGACCCGTTCAGCGACCACCTTCACGGCGGCGGCGGTCTTGTCGAAGCGGCTGGAGACGCGCTTGGCCAGCTTGTCGGTTGGCTGGAGCATGATGGTATTGGCGGGCGATCCTGCAATCATCGCGCAGATCCAGTTGAGACCCACCTGGGTTTTCAATAACTGGGAAGCGCCCTTGACGACCACTCGGCGGGCAGGATGTTCTGGACTCAATGCCCGCATGACATCCTTGGCAAATGGCGTCCGGCTGAGTCGATAACGGCCAGGTTCCGCACTGCCCAATTCGGGCGGGATGACCATGTGCCGATCCGCCCATTCATCTACCCATAAGGCGGGATCAGGCAACAGGCCAGACTGGAACGCGGTGGTGTAGAAGTCCCACCCCGACAGCGCCTGGTCGTTACGATCCTCCAGCATCCTCGATCTCTTCAGGTTTCATCTTGCTGACAGAGGCCAGCTCGGTGCGGATCTTGTCCCGGATGAATTTCTCGATCTCCCATGGGTCTGTCATGGCGGCGACTTCCATGGATACCCGGCTGGGGAATACATCGACCAGCGTCTTTTGCAGAATGCGGCCAAACTGAAACGCCGCACGCTCTACACCATCAGCATTGACCAACTTGCCCTTGCGTTCCAGGTATTCCAGCTCGGCAATATGTGCCTGGTAGGATTCTTTTTTAGCTTTGGCTTCGTGCATTTCAAGCACGGCATAGTGTGACCGTTGCTTGATATCTTCCGGGGGCGGATTGCTTTTGCTGCCTTTTGGGCGACCTGCCCCAGCCCTAGCCCCGCCGGAATTTTTGCGCTTTCCGCCGTGACCAGGAAACTCAGGCATGTCATCCAAAGTAATCGCCTGCATATTCAGCAAGTTCTATGCCATTCACTAGAAAATAATCGACTTACGCACTACCCGCCCGCCAGGTCGCCGGGTAGGACCCGCGCAATCCATGACGCCCTCACCACCACAACCCCAACAGCAGCACGCCAATCATCAGCACGCCCACAAAGTCCCAATCAATCACACTCGTCCACCATCGCTTCAATCTTCACATCCCAATGGTTAAGGAAGATGTTCCGAATGTCGGCCTCTTCTTCCACCTCGGCCAGCTTGGCAAGGTAGTGCTTGGCCTTTTCGCCATCGTCATTGGCATCCACCTTGCGGCCCTGCCTCATGCTGTACTTGATGATATTGCCTTTGAGAAAGCCCACCCATTCCTCATGCGTCAACACCGCTTCCATCACATCCCATGGTTCAACGGTCATGGTTTTGTAGTGTTCGCCGCCGACTTGGTAGCTGCTAGCCGATTCACTCATAGCGTCTGCTCCCGTATTTGATCCAGCAAATCATGGCCTTTCATGGTCATTCCCTTAGTCCAATTAAGATGCTCGGGATTTCGCATCAAAAATCCAGCATCCAACAATATTCTTATGTGATACAAAACGACTTCAGCATCTTCGTTAATTTCTTCTGCCACTGCGTCAGCGCACCAATCCTCACAGTATTCAAAATTTTCAAACACCAGAAGGATGCGTCGCACCGTGTCCCAGTTGCGTTTCATAACGATTCAAACCCCGCACGATCCAGCATCAGCTTCAGTTCATTCTCAGGCCCGTACCAGCCGGGTGGCTTACCAATCTGCCCGTCAGCGCGGCGGTATACCTTCCCATCCACAACCTTCCGCATGTTGGCCCCATGCACCGCGTTCCAGGCGTCATTCGGATTAATACCCATGCTGCGAATCAGGCCGATGCACACGACGATGGTATCCACCGCCCCATCCAGCACTTTGAGCATGTCGCCATCGGCCCAGGCATCTTCGATCTCGTTAGCCTCCTCGATGATGTGGTGCTTGTAGCGCTCCATTTGATCCTGATTGATCCGGTTGAAGGTTTGCCCGCCCGCCAGCATGAAATACGCTTGATCTTCTGCCCAGTTACTCATCACTTTCCCTCGTAAGGTTTACCGTCTGAATATCTACCCGTGCCTTTTGCTTGCCACGATTCTCTAGTGTCCATCGAGTTAATCAGCACGCGTTCCACGACGAACGAATGCGCCTCGCCTTCCTGTACTTTTTCCCGTGCGATCTCGGTGGCGCGCACCAGTCCGAGATTGCCAAGCCAGACCTTAGCCAGCTTTGCGCCTCGATCGTTAAACATCGTCAACGAATAC